CGCCGCGGTTAAAGCCCGCGGGAGCAAACCAGATATCTGATGCAGCCTCGGACGATGCCAAAACACCCATCATTGCGACAGATGGTGGAATCCAGAGCATTGCACCGGTTGCATCATCCCGCGTCTGCACCCAAGGATAAAATGTGGCGCCGTAACTTGAATCGATTATTCTGTCACGAAGTGCGTTGGCGGCATTTGTTGGCGTGCTCGCAAGTCGGTTAGCCTTGTTGGAATAAAATGACTCATGAGCGGGAACATACACATTTGGCAGGTCGATAAGAGCCAACGCATCGGCGCGCTCCTCACAAACTCTGACCGCATGAGTAGTCAGTCCATCTAGAGTAAGACCCGGGGCGGCCAATAGATTCATATTTAAGAATTCAGGATCTGCCACTGTATCCATCGCACGTTTCCAAGTGTGATAGGAGTGATCGTTATCTTCTGTTGATGTACTAGCCATTCCCTTGTTGTAAAGTGGATCTGGCTTCTTGATGTTGAATCCATCAAAACCACCCCAGAAAGGAGCAGTAAACTTATCAATACTAGCATTCAACAATTCTGTATACGAGGCGGAACCTAAGTTCCCGTTCATTTGGCCCCGACGTGAGCCGGAGATGTAAAGATAATCCGTTCCGCCACCAGTTTTAAGAACGATGTCATCTAGCGAGAACACATATGAGTAATCATCTACACCCGTCGTAGCAAATCGATTGGTAGCGTTTTGACCACCACCGGCAGTGTACCCAGAATAAAGTAATCTATGAAAATCAGCAATACTCTTGTCTCCAGTGGTAGTGGTTGTTGTTCTTGTCGTCTGCATGCCATAGTATGCGTCAGTTACATCGCTCAAGCCGCCATCGGACGCGGAGACGCGGAGTCTGACAGACGGGAAAACCAATGAGCCTGTGCAAACGCCATGGTAGCCGGTGTTATTGATCCCCACACCGGCAGAAAGGTATTGGCAATTCAAGCCCGCCACCATGTTGGTGACGATTGAACCAGAATTTGGAATTCCAGCACCGCCAGTTACGAAGAAATCTGTACCAAGAACACCTTGGTTTCCACGGGAGACGTCGTTATATCCAGTGGCGGCGCCCATGGGCTCCGTGTTACATGCACCGGTACTGTTTAAATCATAAACAGCTCTAAACCGCGGTGGTCCGAAATAACCAAACGGAAGTAATGTTGCGTCTGTTGCACCAGCATCAACATCGTTATTCATTTCAACATACACAAACTTTGATTGGTTATCATATTCTCCGTATGTTTTTAGTTGTCTTCCGTTTTCGTCCCAAGAAGTATACTTGTCGCCAATCACACGCGCAACATAGTTTGGCGAAGTAGGATCGAGATTGAGATTATCAAATCTCTCTATCACTTGCACACTGTTGTCGGTATCATGAATGCTACGAATCAAAAGAGAAAATGTACCGTAATCTGTTACAGTAGTTGTTGACCGCCTAACATTAGAAATTGAAACCTTACAATTCTTGTGAAGCCATTCTCCATGACCACGACCAACGAGGCGGAAAAGCTTTTGTTTTTCATTAATCTTAAAGGCTGCTGCCGAACCCAGGTCCTGGCCAATAAACCAACCAGTTCTTCCCTCTCTAGATGCTTGTGGATGCATTTTCCAAGGACCGGTCGTAGTTGCATTTGAAATCGCCATCATACAACCAAGAGAACCACTAGTGAAACCTCTATCTCTTAATTCTTGTTCGAACGTTTCACCAAGCCAATAAGACTTAGCAGACTCTGCCGTATAAAACGTCGCACCACTTACAAGCTGTGGATTTGTGTTAAACTTATTGCGAATCCAGTTTACGCTAGTATCATCAAATCCAAATCGGACTTTCTCGGATCCTCCGGCGCCGCTAATGACAAGCGTAAAGAGACTGTCTGAATCAGTTCCGATAACCACGTTGTTGGCGCCGGTCGTAGCCATATCTTGACCCCCTTGCGTGTCGCTAATAGAGCCTCCATATACTGTACCACTTAAAAAAATGTTAGTTGCAGAGTTAAGATACCAGATAGCCGCAAGGCTTCCAGTATGTAAAATCTTGTCGGTATTGCCTCCGGATGTAAACAGCCAGAGTCCGTAAGCACCACCGTTTGCGGACGGTGCATTGTTTGATGCTTGTTCGGTGCGCCAACCAGCGGCCGCGGCTGGGGTTGAAGCGCCGTTAGAATTTCCATTGGTAGTCTCTTGTCCTAGTAGGCGAACATATGTAAGAGGAGCAACATTCGCGTCTAGGAAAGCTTTTGCGGCATATGTTCCGTACATTGGAGACTGATAGTTTCCATCGCGGTAAATATCGCCACCACCAAAACCAGGGACTGTGTCCCCAAACATTTCAACAAAATCTGAGTAGGATTCAACAGTTACAGGCTGCATTGCCAAGCCTCTTGTGGCGCGGCCAACTACAACGGGCCCGATAACGTCTGCTGATTTGGGGATGAAGGAGTTATCAATTTCATTGATAAACACCCCAGGAGATACAAATTTAAAACTTTTCACTGACATACTGTGTTCCTCTTATCGAAATGTGCATAAATGTAGTGCAATCGTTAATTAAATAGTATTTTCAAGTTGAAAAGGAGTTCCTGACCTAAAGAAAAAAACTATCATTGCCTTCAGGAACTGCTTCTTCGTTGGGAAACGAAATCTCAACGACGTTCTCATGTATTCGAACTAGTGGGCGATCATCACTTTCGCCTTCGCCAATGAGATACCCCAACACTTTGATTGTAATCTCAGAAGTATACATTCTGGTATCTTCTGCAAGATCATTAACGTTATTGGAATGAGTGAAGCTTTGATCGATAAATCCTTCGTACAAATGACCATTTCTTGTCATTGTGAACGCATTGATTTGCCCTGTTCTGCCGATAAAAGGCGCCAGCATTGTGTTCATTTGCTGTTGATATTCTGATTTGAGGGTTAGCTTGTAATCAACATTTACATACACAGGAATAGGGATAGAAAGCGTCTTAATGACCACTTTTTTGTTTACTCTCGGGTAATAAAGTTGCTTGTTGCCGCTTGTTACGTCTCCCCTTACTCCGGAGGCGGCCGCAAAGTTCCTTGTTTTGTCTTGAACAATCTTTTTAGCAATTACCATTCGACCACTGCGGCCATCTTTTTCATCGGAATATAAATGCGCTTGAAAGGCGCCCTTTCTGGTGGGATCTTTGGTAATGCCGGTGCGCTCAGCGCTGATTATCGGTAACTTCAATGCACCATCGTCATCCCTTAGCTCTTTTTTATTTTTAATTTGAAATGACCTTTCCGGAACTTGCCAAATAATAGGGGTTTTTACAAACCCTTCGTTGGTTGTTGTGCCGATTATTAAATCCTCTTTAATCCAAGACATGATTGCATAATCTATATTTTCAATATTGGACTCCAGCATCCCTATCTCTTTTAAAGTGGCAGCATCTTTGCCCACCGGAAGCATTGCAAAGTCAAAGTTTTTAGGCAGCATCGAACAGTCCCTTCCGCGCTCTCTTGCAAATAGCAGATATTTCAAAAATATGATTAACTTGCCCAAATAGTTGCTTATCGTAAGATAATTTAACTATTTCGTAATAACTATCGCCGTACAGGACAAAATCTCCCTCACGTACATACATGTCTTGATCTTCTTCTAGGCGTCTTTTGTGAAAATGAACGTTAATTTCCCACACCTTGTCGACGCCGACGCTGGTCATGTAATCTGTTTCAAATCTTGTAAATTCAACCAAAGCGTATATTCTGATGGGTGACAAAAATGTCTTCCTTACCGCTTCTCCGTATAATTCATGAAAATTGGTCCTTTCTAGGTCGATGGGGTAATAAAGGATTTGCTGCCCGATTACTTTTTCAATTAACTCATCATTAACCTGTTTAACCAGATCTCTTTCTTTCTCACCTAAAAAGAGCGGTGGTGGGGGCGCTTTTGGTCTCTTCCAGTCGTCTGACATTATCTATTACCCCACAAAAATTGGCAACGGGGAGCCCTTTAAGGTTGTGGCCGCGGCTTCCGTCTTTTCGGCGTCTCTCTTGACTATTTCGGTGTATTCCAGCTCTCTAAGCATTTCTACCAGCTTATCTCTCAACGTCGTTTGCTCTTCTCTTGCTTGGCTCAACAAATCTGAATGGTTTAAGGTCACGCTATCGCCAGGAATCGGTATTGTCGTGAATTTGCCCCTGATCTGCCCCAACATTTCCTTACACAATGCCAAGCAATATTTACGTATCCATTGTTTGCCTATAGAATTGATATTCTCATATGGAATATTGTCAAAAGGAAGCGTATTGACATTGTTAATGCCATCTACAACGGTATCGTAATTATCCTCCCCATCCCAGGCGTTGGAATCGACATAGAATCTGACCCATACTCGATTTAAGTCTCCAAAGTCCCAATAGCTGGGATCCGGGTACAATCTTAGCTTGTTGTTTATAATCTCATATGAATAATGCGAAGTTCTTGTGTAAAGCGAATCCTCGTACATAATAGCTTGCATTTTATTTTGCCATGTAGGAATGATTTCAAAAGTTGAGTCATCAGCAAACTGCCCATAGGTGGAATAATTACCTACCACGCCAATTCCGCCATAATAGCCGTAAAACCGCCACATAATGCGCGGAGATTTGTAAAACACTTGTGTTACAACAATGCGCTTGCCTTCAACTTTGTCTTTGAAAGGAACTGCGCCGCCGGCATCATTTGTACCACTTTCAGCAGAACTAGAAATAATATTTTGCAAATCATAATCTTGTACAGCAGAGGTCGGCGTAAAAGAAGCAGAATATTGCGGAACAGACCCTCCGAAGCCGGCTGCTGATGCCACTCCATCGCCTACCTTGCGAGCATAATCAAATTGAAACCTTGGATATTTAAGGGCTATCTTATCGCCCCCTAAACTCGATGATAGTGCGCCGGGTAATATTTCGCCCCGGTGATCAAACGTTCCTGTCGCATCTCCTAGCACATCTCCCAGCGCATTTTTACTTTGATGAAGGTTGATAATATAAGAATACTCCAAAACCGCCTCTTCATAAGCGGCATAAACGTTTGCTGGGGTTAATTCAATATCAACTACGTCTCCACCGAGCTTTTTATATACATAGGCAACCTGTGTCGATGCCCCGCTTAAAAACTCAACCGAGCCAGTGTACATCCCAAATGGAACGGCCGCGGCTACGCTTCCAACTGAACCAGTTTTAGTCAAGATCACAGTGCTGGTTTGTGACTTGGGAATGATGCTAGCTGCCATCTATAATATTCTCCTCGCAGTAATTAGTAGTTCATAAAACAAAACCCCCGGCAAGCAGGGGTTCTTTATATAGAAGAGCTTATTTTATGTTGTCACGTCTTGAGTAGCTGTTTTCTTTGCTCTCCGACGCTTTGCTGGCGCCTTTTTGGCTCGCTTGCGTTTTGGAGCGGCTTTCGGCGCTTCCTCAACTTTTTCTTCTTGCAAAACGACTTCTGGCTTTGGTGCTGCAGCTACCACCACGACTTCTGGTTCTGGTGACGCTGCCACCACCACGACTTCTGGTTCTGGTGACGCTGCTACCACAACCCTTTCGGCCGCTTCCTCTTGACGGCTCAAATGTTGCATCCGAGGGTGGTTGGCGTGCTTGGCGTTAAACTTCATTTTGGCTGAATTCAGCCGTCTTTTCTTTCCCATGGGGACTCCTTTGTAGTATAGTAATTAGTTTCTATTTCGCAAAAGCGAAATTCTCAAAAATTTGGCGGCGAAAAAATTGAGCAGATCATGGTTTTTAAAACAAAAACCCCCAACCGATTGGAAGGGGGTTTGATATTTGATATATCAAATATTCTTAGAGAACAGTATATTCAACCACAACATTAAAGCGACCGGCTGTAGCGTCGGCGTTAAGGGTTGTAGTAGTACAAGCGTATAGGTACTTTAAGCTTGTCGCAACTGCAATGTTTGGAGAAGCAAATGTCAGTGCTGCGCTGTTGAAATTCAAATCAGCTTCGGTATAACCGGTTGTAGCTGCTGAACCATCAGGAGCGACCATCGAAGCGCCTGCTCCAAAAATCTCAGTGGGGCTGGAGACCGCAGCGTTTGCGGCTGTGCCCGTTGTCGCGCTTAAGGACAAATGTCCGACGAGCGTTTGACCGGCTGCTGTTGTGACATTAAAATACACTTTGTCAATTATAATCTTTGTAGGAGTTTGCACACCATCGGGTACCGTAATATCCAACTCGCCCAACTCAACCAGAACATCATCGGCGCCAAATTGGGTGGTGCCATCACCGATACCCGCCAAGGTGCCATTAAAGGACTGAATTTTTCTACAGCCGGTGTTCAATGCCACGCCCGCCGGTGCGAGGTTGGCGCTTCCCCAGTTAATCTCTCTCTTTAAATTCTCCATTAATGCCTCAATTCTCGCGAGGCCCACTCTTTTAGTTCCCATTTTTATAACCCTCCCTTGGTTTTACCATTTATAATCATGTCATGAAAGACGGGATGAATCTTTTGATTCACCTGTAAATAGTACCAGATAAACGAAAGCCCTCGTCAAAAACGAGGGCTTTACATTTATTTGACTACGCTATATTCTAGCTAGTAGCACCTGCCTGTCCAAGTAGACCCTGAACGACAACCAAGCCGTACATATCGGGTCGCACCATCTTCTTGGCATAACGAGTCATCACGCCCTTACGTGGCACGAAGTCCTCGGGACCAAAGATAGTGGGAGTGGTCTGTAGTGGCACATAAGGTGCGTATACATATCCACTCTCAAGGAAGGAACTTCCACGGCGACCAACAAGGATCAAGGTACGTGGGAAGTATGGGTCAACCATGACGTCGAACTTCTTCGTCAGTGAACCAACCTTCACGGCACCAATGGAACCAGTCTCATCGTCGGCGGTAACGCTCGCGCGGAAACCAGCGGTGAACTCAAGGATGTTAGCAACCTCGGGGCCACAGACCACGAAGTTAGCTCCACCACGGAGAGTCTTACGATGGATCTGTGCAGACACATCGTTGATGGTTTCGACTAGAGTCTCATACCACTCAGAGA